TGGAAGGTGTTAGGGTTGATTGCTCTAACTTGCTGTAATGGAACGTAAGGACAGTAGAATAATCCTGCGTCATAAGGTGAAGTACCTTTGTATCCTGCAACATAGAAGTGCTTGTCTGCTACGTTTGCTGAATATGGGTCAACGTATACCTTGATGCGTCCGTTAAGTGTACCAACAAGAGTTGATGAAGTATCGTCTACACCAGTTAGAGGGTTGTTACCCTGTAATCCTGGAGCGTAGTCTAGAACTCCTGCCATACCTAGGGCAGATGCAACGTCTGCAGAGCAGATCATGATGTTGCCCTTCCCGCGACGAGTTTCCTGTCCGATAGCGTTAGCGTCTCTTTCTATCTGGAATAATAGTCCTTTGAACTTCTCAACTGACCATCTACCATTTGAGTCAACGTCTAGGTCAAAGATACCTGCAGTAGCAGTGTTGTTTTGTGCACCTTTTACAGCGTTTGTGTAAATGGTTCTAACAACTTCTCTGTTGATCTCAGCAAGGATCTCTGTTGACAGAATGTTTGACAACTCTTGCTCGGCATCAAGACCATGAATCGCTTTCAAGTCCTGAGCAAGCTCGATGCTGTACTCTGCCTTTAGTGCTCTTGCTTTAGCAGTAACAGTTACCTTCTCGATTGCGAATCCCATCTCGCGGAACTCGCTACCTGATGTGGCATCGTCAAGTGCTTCAACAGTTGCTGTTGACATACCTTCAGCATCACCTGTCTTCTCGTAAGTTCCTGCGGAAGCATCGTTGAGAACAGCAGGGTTTGTGCCTTCTGCGTCGTTATTTGCTGAACTTGAGGCACCTGGGTCGTAGGATGTACCTGCACCACCAGAGAAACCTGCGTTTGGTTCGTTGAAGAATGCTTCATCGTAACCTGATGCGTTAGGATCTCTTTCGGAACCGTAGTTAGTTCTCATTGCAAAGATAAGTCCTGTAGGACCTGTCATTGGTTGAACACCTGCAATGTCATATGCAATAAGCATAGGCATTGATCTTCTGATCAATGAGATTAGAACAGGGTCGAAACCTGCAACTGGACCTGTTGCTGTAGAAGCACCAGTAAATCCTGTTGTTTGAAGAGTCTCAGAAAGGATTTGTCCTTCTTCGATCTGTGCTCTTTCTTGGTTTTCTAAAAGTTGTGCGACAACACCTTTCTTGTATGTGTCACCGATCTCAGGGAGAGCGTCGTGATTCAGAACGGGTGCCCACTTCTCTTGTAGTTTTTGTACAGTCATTTGTACTGTTATCTCCTTTTGAAGTAGTAATTTTGTTTAATTATTTGGACCAACGAGCGATTGCATCAACGTATTTCGACATTGTGCCACTTGTTGTAGATTCGACAAGGGGTTGTGATCCTTCTTCGGTGGGTTCCTTCGCTGACTCAGCGATCTCAGCCTTCCTAGTGAAGTATGATTCCTTAATCGTTTCGACTTTCTTACGGAAGTCTTCTTCATTTTCAAACTCAACACCCTCTGCTAATGATGCTAGTTTCTCCTTTTGGGTTTCTGCTAGACCAACAGCGCATTCGTTCACGATTTCCATTTTAACAAACTCTCCAATTCTCTTATTTAAAGATACATTGGATTCGACTGTTTCGTTGAGTTTCTTTTCCATTTCATCTAACTCTCCAACCATACCGTCAAGTAGATTGAATTTTTCCTCAGGCACGCTAAAGTTGTGCTCTAAGAAAAGCTCTTTTAGACCGTTGAAGAATGATTCACTCATCTCAGTCTTAATACCGTGCTCGACTTGGAGACTATTCTCTTTCATCCAAGTGTCTGCAGCATAAGATAAGTAGTCATCAACCTTCTCGGCTAATTCTGTTTTGATTTTCTCTACCTCTTCGGTTAGAGATTCTTCAAATGCTTCTTGCAACGCTTTTACTTCGTTGTTCACTTTTTCTGTGACCACTGCCTCGAAGATCGTTACTGCTTTTGCTCTGAACTCTTCTGAGAGGTCTTCACCAGAGACAAGAGCGTCAACATCTTGAGTAAAGTCGTACTTGGTTTCAGTGATTGCTTCTTCTTCATTTTCTGCATCCTCCATTTTAGCGGAAGCATTACTAGGTTTGGTGGATAAAGATTTAGATCCTTCGTGTTTTACTGCACCTGCAGCAGAAGCACCTGCGTTCTTAGTTCCTTTCGCACCTTCCATGGAATCAGTGTCAACAGAGATAACTTTCGCAGCACCACCTTTCGATGTATCGATTGGTTCGCCTGGTTTTGCATCTTTGTTAACCGCAGTTTTAGATTGGGTAGTGCCTTCGGTCACTTCTTCCATATCATCAAGATTTTTTTCGAGGGTCTCAGCCATTTTTTGAACTCCGTTTTTGCTTTAAGCGTTGTCTGTATTTATTTATAAATCATAAACTCTTTAAAAACTTTTCAAACGCGGAAACTTTGCGTTCTTGCAAGTTTATCAGAGTTGCTTGATCTATTTCTTGTTTGATTTGTTGAACAGCAGACTCTTTAAGTATGCCATTATCCCAAATCCATTCTTTTCCTTCCATAATACCATCCACAAATGCGTCAGGTGCTGAAGGATCTGCAACAATATCTGCTGCAGTTGCGAGCATAAAGTCATCCATAACGACATTACAGTTTTCTTCCTTTCGGATTGAACCCATGCCACGGGATGATACTCCTAGTTTTACGCCCTCGTCTAGCAATGACTTGGCGATTTTACCTGAGGGTGTTTCAAGTAACTTTGCTTTACCAATAAAGTTATTACCTTCTTCTTTCAATGAAAGAATCTTGTGTGAAACACGATCAAGGTTGATGGATGGACCATCAGGATGCCCTAACTCTCCAAGGGCACGCCCTTTTTGAATGTAGTTCTCGCTGTATTTAGCAACTTCGTTCTGCAAAGTTTTGAATGGATACATTCTGTTATTGCGGTTTTTGATTTCCGCTTGCAAGAATACACCTTCAATGAAGTAATTCTTCTTGCCATCTTTCTCTTCAGAGAGAAAGTCAACAGTTGTAATCTCTTCAGCTATCAGTCTCATCTTTTGGTTCCTCTATTGGTTCTTGTTCAGCAGTTGGTGGATCGATTGAAGAAGGTGCTGTATCAACAGGTTCTTCTTCTGAGGTTTCAACATTACCTTGTGTTGGTTCTGGTGGTGCCTCAGTTCCGTCAGGTAGATTGTCTGCAATCTCATCTGCAGAATCCTGTGCGGTATCATCCAACTCAAATCCCATAGTCTTTGCAAACTCAAGTTTTCTTGCTTGAATCGCGTCGTAAGCTTTTGCTGATAAAGCATCTTGTACTGAATCAACTGCTTTTGCTTTTTCGTCACCAAATATTTGATTGACGATTTGTTGTGCAATTTCGCTAGTCATAATAACTCCTACTGTATACTATTTAGCATTTAGATCTCTCCTCTGCGTGCGTCGCTAGGATCGGGTTGCGGAGCTTCCTCATTGGGTGCTCCTCCTGCCTCTTCTGGAGGGGCAGCATTAGGATCCATAGAAGGATCCATTTGCGCTGAAGGATCAGGTATAACACCAGATTCCATCTCAGATTCAATCTGTTTGTCAATTTCCTTTTGCTCTTGTGTTGTTTGCTTAAGAACTTGTGTTCGTATATACTCAACTGAGAAGTATTTACCAACATAAGGATCCATTACGTTTACCTGATTCATCCTTTCATTACGGATCTCAATCTCCTTGAGTTCTGTAAAGTAGTTATCAGCAATGTAATCATACTGGATATGTTCTTTCATATCCTCCCATTCTTCCATGGAGATTACACCTTTCAGAATGAGTTGTGTTTTTAAGAGATCATGGAATAGTTCTGAGAATCTCTTGCGGAGACGTGCGATGAACTTCTGGAACTTTACTTCGTCCCTAGTAATTTCAGCAGCACGACCAATGTTGAAGGTAGTTTCTGTTTCTAACCTTGAGCTTGGAACGTTGAGTGCTTTGTATAACTTCTTCTGGAAGTATTTGACGTCCTCAAGTTCTCCAAGATTTTGTCCACCTGGGAGCGTAGTGATCTCAGTTCCTCTACCGCCTTCCCTTCTGGGTAACCAGAAGTCTTCGAGCATGGACATGAACTTTTTATCATCTTTGATTTCTCCTGTGTTTGCATCATACACTAACTTGTTACGATACCTACCCATAACTTCGCGAAGGTATTGCTCCGCTTTGTTCTTAGGTAAGTTACCAACGTCAATATAGAAGATACGACGTTCTGGTGCTCTACTCAAACGGTAGATAACCAGAGAGTCTTCAATCATTCGCAGTTGGTTTACTGCCTTGATTGCTTTGTGTAGGTGCGATAGCACCATGTTCTTATTGAGATCCTGTATACCAGAGTGACAATAAGTGATTGAATCAGGTGCGATCTTTATACCCTGATTACTTGAGTTCTTTAATCCTTTTGGATTATAGAGATAGTATGACGCAGAAGATGTCGTCAGTTGTTGGTTAAGATCTACTTTACCTTGCAACTGTTGCGGTTTCTTTGCTTCGTACTCAGTAACCTTGCGGATCTTACGAGGATCGATATATCTTAGTTCGTTTAAACCTCCCGATGGATTAGCGGGATCTATTACCTTATGATAAAATAATCTACCGTCAACGTACCAACGACGGAAGATTTCATAAGATCTATTATCAAAGTCGAGTAAACGGAGTATTTCATCAAACTCCTCTCGCATTAACTTCTTTATTTTATCTGATACTTTTAGATTCGATAACTCTAGTTCAACTGGTACATCATCAAAGTTACCGCATATCGTCTCATTGACGACATCATCTACTGCACTGTCACATTCTGGTTGTAAAACCATTTCCCGATATCGGGTGATTAGATCATATTCATTACGAATAGTCCCATCAAAATCAACAGAGTATCCATAGTACCCGCCTCCCACAATGGGTTGCGAGCCATCCATACTATCCTTCTGAACAAAAGAAGGTCCCTTAGGAACCTTCTTTGCTCTCTGGAGTGAAAATCCGAAGAGTTGAGACATTTTATACTATAGTCTTATTGGTCCTACCTTATTTAGGTACTTTCTGAAACCTTATTTTCCAGGTCCTCTGAGAGAAACTTCCCAGTATTGTACTTGCATCTCTACAGTAAACTCTTCGATTGCGTCATTGCTTCCGAAGTCTAGATCAATAGCGGAAATGTTTGTTGGGAATACATCTACAAATCTATATCCTCTTAGTTCTTTATGAGGTATACCTTTTGCACTGTCACTTGTACCACCTGCACTTGGATCAGTCTTACCTGCAGTGTTTCTATCTAGTTGTGTTACAAACATGTCAGCGAAGTAGTTATTGATGTTGATACCAGATGTGGTAACGTTCTGACTGTATGCTTGAATAGATTCAGTCCACTTCTCAAAACCATCTCTTAGTCTGAAGTTCTTATCATTCATGACAGTGATAGTCCAAGGTTCAAAGGTGCGATCTCCCGCAATCTTTAAGACTCTTCCTCTGTAAGGAACTTCGATTGTGCCTAACTGTGTGGCAGGTAGGTTTGCTGCCTTGACTGTAAACTTACCTAGGTCAGTAAGTGTAGTTCCGTTTGCTACACTAGCTTCTGGGAAGTTCAAAGTGCACTCAAACAGATTAGGTCTTGCGAAATCTGTAGCGACTTTTGATTTAAATTCTGAAATACTTGACATGTTAAAATCTCAATAAAATACGCCTTGTCCTATTATTTAGAACAAAGCGTATTTTCAGAGCTTTTTGTTTACGTTTTAGTTAGCGACTTCCGTGAATGCGACGCCAGTTCTAGTAGCAACGAAGGTTAGTGTAATGTAGTTGATTGTTCTAGTTGGTTTAACATAGATCTCAGCATTAAACTCTCCTCTGTCTACTGACTCAGGTGGGTTGTTGCTCTCATCACACTTGACTAAGAAGTCTGTAACTCCTCTACGTCCTTGTACGTCACGGAGAAATGGTTCGACAATGTTAAGGAAGAATCCTCTTTGTGTCTCATCATTCTGCTCGAAGAGTTGTGCCTTAGCAGCACCTGCTATAACTCTTTCGATTGTTAGGAATAGACGTCTCACATTGATTCTATCGAATGCGGATGCAAATCCTTGTGCAGTCTTATCACCGAATAACACGATACCCTGACCTGGGAATGATACAACTGGGTTGATTCTAGCAGAATACAATCTATCACGTTGGTTCTTATTAGGTGTGTATGCTAGTTTGATAGCATTTCTAATAACACCACGTTGGAAACCTGCAGGTGAGAACCATGGTTCTGATACTTCAGTTGTCTGTAAGCATAAACCTGCGATGTCACCGTTGGTTGGAACGTATCTGTATACATCATTGTACTTGTCATAGATGTATTTGTAACCAGAGTCAAATACCATGTAGTTACTTGAAGGTAACAGATCAAAGAATGAGATTAGGTTATCTGTTTGTGTTGCTGCACTTGATACACCGATTAAGTTTCCTCTTCTAGGTGATACAAATAACATGCAGTCTCTTCTTTCCTCAACAATAGAAACTAGAGCAGTGATCTTAGCTAATGCTGCAGCATCATTTGCACCAGATGGACCTGTAAGAATGAAGTCGATTGTTTGTGACTCAGGATCTTCTAGTAGTCCGTATGCTGTGCTTACATCACCTTGAGCAACTGTGTACTCTCCAGATGCAACTGCGTAGTCAGCACCACTTTCTAATCTATAGTAGTATGTTGCGTTTCCTTTAGAACCAACTGTGGTTGCACCTTGAGGATAGTTTGTGGAACCTGCTGAACTTAGGAATAAGTCAAATGATGTTGTTGATGCTAGTCCAAATGTACCAGTACCACTGTCTACATCAAATAAACCTGTCTCGTGCTCACCCCAGAAAACATACTCAGATTTTTGCTGTATAACTTCAACATAGAAGTTTGCTTCTCCTACAGATGATTTGTTATCAACTGCCTTTGATACACCAATGTATCTTTCGAGTAATGTACCTGCATTACCTGTAATCTTACCATCTACGTCAATGACAAGAATGTGCATCTCATCTCTGAATCCGCCATTAGCAGTTGCAAAGGATGAAGTTCCAGGTCTAGGAGCAACGTTTACCCATTTTTGTGTAGGTAGATACTCTCTTTCATCATACTCAACTCTTACTGAACCGATTGCAACAGCAGTAGAGTTTGTATCTGCTATGCTATCTGCTGCAGCAAAGTCGATACTTCCTTTATCTTTAACAATATAAACTCTTCTTTCGATACCACCAGTTCCAATCACAGCAGTATTAGAACCTTGAGTGATAGTTTGACCATCAGCAATGATACCAGTAATACCACCAGAAGGTATTCCGATTTCAATCTTTCCGTTGTCTACATCATATGCTAAGACAGTAACTGTCTGTGCAGAACCAGAAATACTGATTGTAGTTGTTGTTCCAGGAACGAATGTACCTACAATAGAATCAACTGATAATACTATACTATACTTAAAGACCTTACCTGCAGCACCAGATGTAGCACTTAGTGCTTCACCAGAAACGAACTCGTGATCGTTACCTGAGCCAGGAGCAGGAACTACAGCAATCTGATCAGCACCTGCGTCTGTTATGAATATGCCGATTGAGTTTCCTTTAGCACCAGGGGTTCTTGCTGCCCACTTCCATGTGTTAGAACCGTTTAGGAATGTTGTTTCGTAGTCTTGTAGATTCTTGATCTTGACTGCAGTACCTGTATTAACTGCGTTCTTTAATGCTGAACTATCTGTACGAACCGCTTTGAGCAATCCACCGTATGATAGGAACTGCGCTGCAGTATACCAATACTCATAGTTGTTCTCATTTGGTTCACCGAATGTTGCTACAAGTTCTCTCTCTGTACCAATAGTCTTTATCTCTTCAACAGGACCTAGTTCAAAAGGTGCTGCGATTACTCCCACGTTCGCGGTAGTAAGGGTAGTGATAGTGGTCAGATCTCTTTCCTGTACAACAACTCCAGGGCTAGATTGATTTGCTGCCATGTTAAATTTCTCCTGTGTAGGTCCGTAAATTCTGGTTGTCTAGGATTATTTATAAAAAACGAACTCTATCTAAACTCCCACATGTAAGATTTATCTCCATACTCCGCGACTTTCCAGACATCGCCCTGAGCATCTTGGAATTGGTCCTCTCCAAGACCATCATCTACAAACCCAAAAGGTGCCATATCTTGTTCAATAGCGTCTCTCTGATCATCGAAGATCCGCGCACGAACATCGTTATCATGCATCTCTTTAAAGTATGGTTGCATTGCCATCCATCCAAATATAACCAAACACATTGCTAGGTCATCATTACACCCATCTTCCGCTTGAAATGATTGTCCTTTAGCTATGAATGTAGTTAGTTCTGCAATAGTATCATAGTCTGGAATGAGAAGTTTATCTTCTTCTATCAATGCTTTGAGGTTAGAACACCCAACTTGCTTTGTGGCAGTTGACATCTTGATACCTAGTTGAGTCTTCTTACCAGAGAATCCTTGACCTAGTTGTTGTCCTGCCCTACCACGCATAGATGCCATCAGTAGATTCTCATACTCTAGGTCATACTGTATGATGTCTGCTACCTGACCACCTATATCATTTACTTCACACAATACATACGCATTGTTATAGTTCTTTGCTACATCTACGATTAGATTAGGTAAGACAATGGGTTTGATCTCATTGTTTTTATATCTAGCAACCATTTCATATGGCACAGCAGATACATCGATGACAGTGAATGCGGAATAGTCATGACCTACACCACGAGATACATCCACTGTGACGATATAGTTGTGATCCTCTTCTCTATTTTTATATAACGCTAGTCCTCTATTCTGTTTGATAGGATCATGGTATGCCATAGTCCTAAGTTTACTTGGAGTTATTAGTGTATCAACAGATCCTAGGAACTCACATTCAAACTCAACTTTGAACTGTGCTTCGGATGTGTTTTTGATAGTTTGTTCTTTCCAAACCTCGTCTCTGCCTGGAACTTGTGACCAATGCACTTCCGTTGGAACGTATTCATTCTGTCCACGTTCAGCATCATGCCACAGTTTGTAGAACATGTTCATCCCATGTGGGGTTGATATAATAATAACTTTAGTATTCTTACCAGATGAAATTGTTGGATACACAGAACTGAAAAACTGATCAGCGATATGATTCGGAACGAACGCGAACTCATCCAAAAAGATAACGTTAAAGGACATACCGCGAACAGCAGAAGCACTAGTACTTGCAGCCAAAATCTTACTCCCGTTCTCCA